AAACTCCTTCTTCATCCATTATCTCTTTAATGACGTGTTCCTTTATAATCTCCTTTGCTGTTTTCATTTCTTTTCTTTTTTAGCGTTAATAATAGCAAGGGCTGATTCCCATGATTGTTGTTCTACTTCTATTTGTGTCATGGTATCAGTCCGTTTTGGGTTAAAAGATCGTTTGAATATGTTGACGGACTTTATCGCCTGCTTTGAATTTTGTACTCATATAGCTTTACTTTTTAGTTTGTTTTGAAATGCTGTTACTTGTCAGGATCGTTTGTACCAATTCTTTTACGGCAGTTGTACCACCGTTCGCATCTATCACCTTTGCAGGGATAAACACGGTTATTGGCTGTTTCTTTTCACCTGCTGGCAACTTTTTGCGCCCTGTTTGTTTGCTTTTTGACATTTTAGTTTACTTTTTATCAATTAAAATTTCACCAAAAGTACAATTTATTTGCTAATAGTGACTGACTTTTATCTCTTGAATTTCAATTCCCAATACTTTTTTCATCAACCGTTTTTTCTTTTTGTAAACAGCCGTTGACATACCTTTTACGTCTTCAACAACGGTCTTGCCGTCTTTGATATACACAAAATCGGCTTTATACTTGTAAGAGAACGTGCCACCTTGATTCAGTTCATAACTTACTTGCCGTTGCAGGTCTTTAATGTGCCCCTGCCGTTCCAACTGTATCAGTTGCCCGTACCTGCGATACTCAGCCTTACTGTCAAACGGTTTCATACCTTCAACATATACCCGCTTATTGCGCATTTTTGACGGTTTGGCAACATTCTGTTTAACCGCATTTACTTCTTTCGGCTCCGGGGCAAATAATTCGGGCGTAACGGGCTTTGCGGGCTTGTTTTGGCGCAGCTGGCTACCGAGCTGACCAAATATCTGCGCCTTGTATTTTTCTGGCATCTTTTCGATGGTATCGAGGGTTATTGCTTTTTTCATGCTACCTTTTTTTGGTATGTTTCGGTTTCTTTTTTAAACTTGGTTATCGCATCCTCAAAAGCTGCTCGTTGGTCTTCGGTCATATCGTTTAGCATGAACAGCACGCTGCTATAAACTTCAATATCGCGCTCCGTCAAATCGGTATGCCACTTTTCGGATTCATTCGCCGGTAGTGATTTTTTGCACTCTTTTTGCATCTCCAAAACCCGATTCTTTAGCTTTTTAAGAGATAGCTTTAAATTGTTATGCACCAATCCTGAGCCAATCAAATAGTCTGACCAATTCGTAATGATGTTGGACATGATCGTCAGGCAGTAGAATGTGTGTGCCTCTTGTGAGATATTCTGTTTCATATTTTACATTTACATTTTTCGTTTCTCAAATCGTACTCCCACCCGCAGATCGGGCACATAGTCCATAGTTCGTGGTTCATTATTGATACTATCAATCGTTTAAAATGGCGCATCTTCATTATTAGTTGGTTTTAAAATTATCGGTTCGTCATTATCCCAGTCATCAGCCTTATTTTCCGCTTTCTCTTGCCAATGCGGGCGAACAAATCCACCCGATGAAGGTATATTCGGTCTGCTGTCATCCCATGAAAGAAGCTGCTGAAAATCCCCGTTTTCTTTAAATTTAATAGTGCCCGTCTGCCCTTCACGATTCTTTGCTACTAATATTTGAAATACAGGATCCGAATAGCCCGGAATTACTTCTTTGTATGGCAACCAGACCTGATTCGCATCCTGCTCGATCGCTCCCGATTCCCGTAGGTCGGATAACTGAGGTTTTTTATTGGTCTGTTTTTCCAATCCCCTATTAAGCTGCGATAACGCCACTACCGGCACATCTAATTGCATCGCCAATTCTTTCAACTTTCGGGACATATGTGATACTTCCTGTTCACGGTTGGCATTTTTATTTGACAACTGCACTTCCATCAGTTGCAGGTAATCGACAATTATTACGCCTCGTTTTTCAGCCGGTAACTGTTTTTTCCAACGCTTTGAAATGGATATGATGTGTCTCATGTCTCTCGCAACGGATTCTATTTTTATATCCAACTTATCAAACCATGTCTTTGCAGCCCGTATTTTCTTTTCCTCGTTTTTATCCAAATTGCCCGTCCTTATTTTACTCATAGGTATTTCGCAACGGTTGGCAGCAACACGGGTTGTAAGCGGTATATCGTCGCTTTCTAAGCTGAAAAACAAAACAGCATCGCCGGAATTGGCAACATTCATAGCAATATTTATCGCAATCATGGTCTTTCCTATTGATGGTCTTGCGCCGATAATTACCAGTTCTTTAGGTATCAGCCCAAGTGTTATTCTGTCCAAGTCGGGGTAACCTGTCGGTATTCCAACGGCATCGCATTTGCCGTTTATCTGCTCATCTATGCGAAGAAGCAACCGATCGAAGCTATCAGATATAGTTACGGGTTTTTCGCTCAAAACGCCATCTAAAACGCCCCGTGCAGATAGTTGGGTATCTTCCATCACCTCAAATGGGTCATCACCGGCATAGATTTTATTTATGTTGACCCCTGACAACCTGATTACTTCACGCCCGATATACTTTTGAAATACGATTTTAGCGTGGTCGATGCAATTGGCGGTACTTGTTATGCTATCGCAAAGCTCAACGATGAAGTAAGCCCCGCCGATCGTTTCAAGTTCACCGGTCTTTCGTAGTTCATTTGTTACCGTCAGCAGGTCAATAGGGTAACCCGATTTAAGTAGCGCCAAAATAGCCCCGTACACCTTTTGGTGATTATCGTTGTAAAAGCAGTCAGGTGAGGGTAATATCTCTATGACTTCATGTAATACCTCTTTTTCAAGCATACAGCCGCCCAATACCGAAATTTCCATATCGGTTGCCTGTGGTGGTAACTTACCCATCATCAGGGATAATTCGGGCTGTATGGTGCGCTTATTATACTGCATTTATTGAAAGGTCTTTTTTATGCCATGCGCAGATACAGAGATATGCGCTACGGTATTTTTTCAGATACGTTTTGTTGTTTTCAATAGCCAATAGCAATTCCTGTGTTTTGGCTTTGGAAATTTCAACGGTCTTTTTAGATGAATTGGGTATCAGCCCGCGCAATACAAACAACTCCCGAATAGTTATTGGTTTTTCCATTCTCAGGACTGCGGGGGTATTCTCAGCCATCCATTTTATAAAATTGTTATAGCTTTCAGCCTCTTGTTTGGTTGGGGTAAAGTTGTCATAGGTTCGGTTGGGTTGCTTTTCGTCTGAATAACTTTCGACATTCAACAAAAGATGTTTATACGTCGGCTCGCCGACAAAAGAATTAGTTTTAATACGGACATTATTTACTTTCCTGTTATGTCCTTTGGTTGGGTTTGGTTGGGTTTGGTTGAGGTCACCTTGACCAACGGTTGAATTTATTAAACCATTTGGTTGGTTATTTTCAACCATTTGGTTGGAATTGTTTATTTTTTCAGCTCTTAGCTCGGCAGAACGCTGACCGGCTAATCTGCCTGATTCAACCCTTTTTAAACGAATTTCCTCTCTTGCAGCCTTATTCCTGTTGACCCGATTCGAATAAAAATTATTTTCTTCGAGTACAAATAATTCATGGTCTATACATGACATAACAATATTCATAAACAGGTCTTCATTCACTTTCTCAATACGAGCCAGCCGCCGCAGCTTTTTTTCGTCAAATTCAATTTTAGAATTTTCAGATTCATGCAGCATTTCAACCAATACCATATACACCCCATAACTTACAGCCCCATATTCAGCCCTCAACGCTGCGGTTTTCTCATCGTTCCGGGCATTGTAATCGTGGGGAAACCAAAATGTATTATTCTTTGCCATTCGCGTCTTTTTTAGTGGTAGTCATTTTCTCCGCTATAATCCTCAACTGCTCGGCTATCAGCTTTCTATCTGCATAGGATATGAGTATCTCGCCTTAGAGTACATCCGCTAATCGGTTAATGTCGGTTGGGATCATTAGAATAGGGTTAGCAGATTTAAGCATATAAATCTTGTTCCCTCAATGCTTCTTCATGCTTCCTTTTTTCGATAGCCGCTATCAATTTACTGGCTTCTTTAACGGATTCTTTCAGTTCGTCTCGGGTTTTCTGTTGCTGCAAATTCATGTAGTTATTGTACCTTATAATTAGGAGTTTGCAGTGAGCATTCACATCATTAAAGTCTCGCAGATATTGGACTGCTTTTTTTCGTATACTTTCTTTTTCAGCCTCTAACTGTTCGTAGGTTTGTTGCATATTTCGGGGATTAATGGGGGGAAAGAAAAGGGGGAATTTCACCCCCTTTCAGATGATTACCTATGGATTATTACGAAGTCGGATACATTCGCCAATTCAGCCGCGAAAATGTCATCTATGGCACTTTCAGTGGCATCTTTCAGACCTACCGATTCAAGCCAAAAGGAAATATTACTGTCTTTGACTTCAAAGCAGATTTCCACGTCTATTTTCACAGGCGCGAAACCTTTGAAAAGTGGAATATTCAGGGTAAAAGTGTCCTGAAACCCATCCTGAGCGACTGACCTGCTTTCGTCATTATTAACACGATTGCCCTTGCCGTCACTTTCTTGGTTGATTTCCTGTTGGGTCTTCATCCTGATTTTGGTAAGACCGGATATAACTTTATTATAGGTTAACCGGTCATCAAAATACAGCCGGTTGAATTTCAGCAATTGCAATAATTGCTTCCGGTCGTATCGATTCAGCGTATTTATACCAAATTGTTTCAGTTCGTCCGATTGTTCCAATTTAGCAGTAACTGTACAGTTGTAGTGGCTTTCAGGGTCAAGGTGCATCGTAATACCACGGTCTTTTTTACTGACCTCTACAACGATCGTATTCACATTGAGTGCCTGAATGCCTGCTGCACTGCTGCGGCGTACTTTCACAAATTCACTGATGGCATGAATGTCACCGGTAAACGATAGCGATTTCGGTTCTTTGAGTGGCAACGGTTTGGCTACCGCATACTCATTTTCAATAACGGTAAGTGTCGCATTGCCTTCGGGCGCGATAAACTTTTCTGTTTGCATTGGATTTTTAAATTTAGATTTGAATAATAAAAAAGATCGTTACGATTACTGACCCACAACCTTTGCCGGTTTGAACGGTATGCGTTGGGATGCATGCCTTTTTTCTTCGGGCGTAAGCCTGCGGGAACTGATGAGTACACCGAATTTGGTGTAAACTTTCATCATGCTGTCTTCGAGGTCTGCAATGAAATACACTGCACCTTTTTTCTCTACCTTACCTTCCCTGATTTCTCGGCGCAAATTGTCGTTAGCGCTTTTCAGTTCCTTGATTTGGTCGGTAATGTCCTTTACCAATTCCTTCCTTTCTTCGGTCAATGCGATAATCTTACCGTCATTGATGAAGTAATCGTTCTTCCGGATTTCGATCTCTTCCGGCGTTAATGGCTCATCGTAGCCATCTTCTTTGATTTGAAATGCTGCGTCTTGCAGCGCTTGCAGGATATCTTGTTCATCGACAAGCTCCGGCATGAATTGTGTGGTCTGCATCGGTTTTTATTTAATTGTGAAAAAAAAATTAATGTATTATCGGTTTGCTTTCGCCAACTTTGGTTAACTTCCGTTTGCCGTATTGGGTTGATAAAACGTTCATTACCAACCTACTATCGTTCGCACTCGTTCTGCCAAAATGCTCGGCTATCTTGCGATGTGTCATGCCGTTTGCAGCCATTTTGCGTATCTCCTTCACCTGCTGGGGTGTAAATGCTTTTTGTGCCATTGTTGTTTGGGTTAATTGTGAAAAATTATAATTCAAACTCGCTGTTGCGCTCAACGAGCATCTTGCCTGCTTCCGCTACTTTGGAGGTTAAAAGGTCTTTGTCGGATTGTGGCACTTGGAAGCGGATAACGGTAATGTTTTGGAACACGCCTCCTTTGGGCAGGTACGGCAGATCATCATTTTTCAGCCACCAAATGCCCTCTTGGTCGCCGATATTGCGGATGGCTTGCAGTTCATGCTTATACGGCATGTAAACGACCAATTCAGCCCAGTCTGTGCCATTGATGCAGGCGTTGGAAACTAACTGCCAATAATAGTCATCACCAGATTTGTGAGGTTCTACTTTCATGCCTTTGTACTCCCATCCATTGACGATGCAGTCCATCGGGTTTTCTTCACCTGCATAGAATGGCAATACAAGCTGAATGAACGACTTGCGGGTAATCGGGCATTTAATGTCTATTACTGCTTTCCCACTATCTGAATGGTTCAGCCCATCCTTGCTGCCAACCCAGTAATCATATTCAGGGTGCGTGTCCGTTTCCTGTGAAGTAAGTGAATAGGATAGCCCTAATAGGTCGAATACCCTGCTTTCCAATACCTTACCCCATGTGGTTGCTTTGGCATCTATATCAGTGCCTAAATTGCAGCCGATCAGCCTTTCGAAGTTCTTTTCCTGAATGTAAGTGAGCGCAGGTTTGCCAAAGTTTTTACCGGATTTATCTACCGTAAGTAAGTTGCTAATTTGAGATGATGTGAAATTGCCATGCCGGCAACGGTTGCTGAGTATTGACATATGTAAATAATTGTGGGAGTGAGTGAGAAAAAGTGATAGGGCGTATAGGTGATGAGTAGATTACTTCTTGCTAAGTATCTCGAATACCTTTTTGTAACTGGCGGTCTCTTTGTTCAGTAAAATACGCGAGATGGACGCGTCTTCTTCTTTAGTAAGTGTATCGCGTTTGTCGGTGAACATGGCCATCAGGCTATCGTATTCGATTACTTCTTCGTATTCGTGGAATTCGTCGGCATCTGAATAGTCAACCTCGCCGGTCTCAGCATCCTTGACAACTGCCTGATCGTACTTGATGGCCTCACGCAATTCTACCGATAATGTGGCGTAGCTGGATAACAGCAGTTTCAATACGGTCTTTTTGGCCATCTTATCAAAATCCGTGTTCCATACCCCGAATTTGAAGGTCTTGGAATACCTTTTGCCGTGCTTTTCAACTTCGTCTTTGTGCATCATCAACGTCTTAGAAAAGCCTGAATTAGTCTCTATGTAGGCTGCATAGGCAACTACCGGCTTGGCTTCACGTTCTTTCGTGTCCTGAATCCACTCAAATTGAACGTCACCGGAAAGACGGTCATAGTTCTTTATTTCACCCTCCCGAACATCGGTAGCGTTTATCTTTTTGAAATTACTGCTGCGGATGGCCAGCTGGATAAACCCTTTGTAACCCATTTGGAATTGAGCTACCTGCACGGGGTACTCGCGGCCTTGTTCATCGGTTCGCTTTTCGTTGTATGGCACGATGTAGGCCATGCCGAGATTGTTGTTAATTGGCAGATCGAGAATTGCGGCCACTGCTGCTGCCTGATAGATACTTGCGGGGTCTGCTTTGGCGAGTAGTTTGTTTTGGGCGACAGTTTGAAGTACGGAGGCAATGAAGCCCGGCGCACGTTTGCCCAATAATTCCTGAAATTTAGCTTTTACATCGTCCCGTTGGAAAAAGTCCTTTGATGTGAGCGCTTTACTTTGCTGTTGTTGCTGTGGTGCAACTGCTGATGTTTGTTCTGACATGATTTTGATTTTTATAGATTTGAATTGAATTACTTTGAATTGATGTACCCTACCTGAATATCTACCCGTCTAATTTGCAATAAGCCGAGCAGCCTACCGATTAGTCGAGTTTCAGCAGGGTATCGCTGACGGAATACCCCTACCTGAGCATCGGCACCCATTATATCGAGCTGGCAATGAGACCTACCGATATACTCGCTAATCTTGTAATACATGCGCAGTGCGCCTGTCTCTGTGGTGCGCAGTTCATATACTTTGCACCCGCCGTAAATACGTCTGAAAATCAGTTGTTGTAGCTTCTTCATTGTCCGGATTATTTAGCTGCGTTAAGGATGGATTGATTATAGCTGCGAGTGATCTTGCTGATATTCTCAAAAACGTCATCAATAATCGGATTAACCCTGCTGATCGGCTGAACGATGGTAGCCTTTACATCGTTGTCATATTGAGCAGTGGCGACTACGGTCGATTTAACCTCAGCATCTACATGCGTGAAGACGAGGTACTTCTCACAGTTGGCGGTAAATACGGGTAATCTGTCATTCGCTTTACTGTATATTACGTCAAAGAATCGGGCGCAGGTACTCCACCGGCTACCTTCTTCGTCTGACTGCCATTGTGGGTCTTCACCCTCTACATCTTCGGGGAGTTTGAATTTGATTTTGTGCCTGTCTATGTAGGCTTCCATAATAGCCTGATTGTCGGCCATCTCTAATCCTGACAATTCAATCATTGAAAGTTTGTACAGGTCTTGGATTTGTTCTAATTTTGTGCTCATCTTGATTTGATTATTATATTGATTAAGAATGAGCCGTATTTGCAGTACGGCTTTTTTTGTTTATTGACCTTAAGGCCTTTTCACGGATGTGCCTGATTTCTTCATCACTCAGCGGGCTTTCCTTAATCTCGGTTGCTTCGATAGCCCTGATCTGCTTTTGGATGGTTCGCAACTGAATGATGCAGTTGTTTTCAAGGCTTTTCAGGAATTGCAAGTCGTTACTCATGGCTGAATCTTTGAAAGTTCGTGAAGCACTTGTACTGCATCATACAGTACATACCATAACCCAACGATTAGCACGGCAAGCAGACTGCTAATCAGTATCTCCCAATAGCCCTTGTTGCGAAATTGTGGTTGAACTTGAGTACGCATAAACGTTAAAAGATTATTAATTGTTTGAATTTAACTTGTCCACGATTTTTTGAATGGAGGCAAGCGATACCGGATAATTAGCCATCACCAAATTCAGCGTATTACGTTGAATGCCAAAGTGTTCGGCTGCATCGGTAAAAGAGTGGAAGCTGTCAACGGCTTTCGTAAAAGCCTTGTGGTCTGTCTTCGACAATGTTACATGTCGCTTGTTTCTTTGAGGTTTAACTGCTGTTGTATTCATTTTGTGCTTATTTTTGTACTTCAATTGTGTTTGAAACGATTGTGATGCAAAGTAAACAAATGTCGCTGACATAAACAAAGATGTTTCAGACTTTTTAAAGATAATTTTAACTGCGATGAATAACTTATTGATAGATAAAGTATCAAGCGGTATTTTAAAACCCGTAATTGATGGATTAGGGTTGAGCACCAATGAATTTGAGAGACAAATCGGTGTTAGTTATTCATCAATCGCTACTGCCATAAGGAGAGGAACTGCAATAAAGTCTGAAACATCTAAAAGAATATTGAAGACATTCCCACAAATAAACCCTAAATACCTTGAAACAGGCATCGGCAGTATGTTTATAAATGAACAAACCCCGTCCAAATCAATACCGGTACTCGGTGATGCAGTAGCAGGTACTAATCAGCAATTGATATACAATGATACCCGACATGAACAGTCAGAACGTATAGACGTGGGCGACCTTTTGCGCGATTCAGAGGCGGCTTTTACGGTATTTGGCAACAGTATGGTTCCATCATATCCATCAGGCTGTCTTTTGGGTATAAGGCGTAACTATGATGGGTTTATTCAGCCCGGCGAGACTTATGTGATAGTAACCAAGTCAAACAGGGTATTTAAGAGATTATACAATACAGATGACCTCGGCGCCTATGAATGCTTTTCAGATAATGTAATGGTTCACGAAAGCGGGGCATTGAAAGGCAAGTATTTTTATCCTCCGTTTAAAATCCCGAAAGATGATGTGATAGAAATTTGGGATGTAGTTGGAATGATAAGGCGTAACCGTAATTCAATGATTTTAAATAGAATGTAACATGAAAAAAGTATTTTTTATTATCGCATTTATCTGCTTTGCATCATGCACTAAAAGAGGAACAGAGGTGAAATGTATTGTCTATGTTCAAACATATTTGGGTAATAACCTTTATTCATCTTTGAATGTAGATACTGTTTATTTCGCTAATAACACACTTGCGCAAGATTATGCAGCCACCTTCCCAAAATTCGATTCGACTATGCGAAAAGAATATTGTCAATGTAATGTTCAATAAATAGCTTATGCAAACACAGGATGAATTTCGCAACAGATTTATAAATGCCATTCGTAATGTAGTGGCAGACCCTAAATTTACAGAGACAACAGAGGGTGACGTAGCTATTAAAATCGGGATGCGGGCAAGTGTACTATCCCGGATAAAAAGTCATCACGGAATGCCGACACCTGAACAGATACTATTACTTTGCTCGGAATTTAATATAGCGCCGGATTATTTATTACTCGGAATTGGTGAGGTATTTCGCAGCCATCAATTGAGTGTAGGTCAGCGATTAGAAAGACTTGAAGATGAAATTATAAAGCTGAAAAGAATAAAAATACCGGCAGCCATTACCGGTTAACGCAACCGCTAACACCACCCTACTAGTTTGACAAAAATAAATACTGCAATTTATTGATAATCAATACAATAAATAATGCTATCCCACTAAAAAACATTTTCCCAAGCTGAGGGTCGCGGGTTCGAGTCTCGTCTTCCGCTCTTAACTAAAATGTTTAAAATCAATAAGTTATAAAATCAACTACCCCACTAAGACCCTCATCATAAGCACAACGGTTAACGATTTCGCTAACACCTATGATAAAACTTGCCAACAATTGCTATTGCTCGGATATAGCCGTTTCCCCTAAAAACTGGCAGAACAAAAACGTCTCGATCAAAAAGGCATGGTTCATTCACTTTCGGTTTTATGACCCGCTATTTAGGAAGGAATGGCCGAATGGCATGCAACGGATTTACAAAAACGACATAAACAAGTTTAAGACCATTGAATCCCGACAAGCTGCCGTAAGGGAAACAATCAACTTTTACCGGTCACTACTGATAGACGCGAATTGGAATCCGATCACCGACACGATGGATGACCCAATCGCCCGACCACAGGAATACATCATCAGCCCCGGCGCAGGCTTTATAAATGCACTCGATGCAGCATTTGAACGGATGGACTTATCCACCCACACAAAGGAGGATATGCGCTCAGTGTTGAAATACACAAAGCAAGCCATCAAACAATTACGGTTAGACTATCAGGCTATATCTGATGTTAAGCGGAGGCATATAATAGCTATACTCGATCAGATCGGGCGTAACAATAAGACATTTACACCTAAACGGTATAATGTGTACCGGAAGTACCTATCTGCTATATTTCGCGTTCTAATGGAGCTGGAAGCCATAGAGATAAACCCGATACCGGCTATTCCCCGAAAAAAAACAGATCCGACACCTCCCAAAACCCTACTCACCCAGTCCGACATCACCAAGATACACACGCTAAAAGACACGAATTACCCATTTTATAGGCTGATACTGATGTTTTATTCAAGTGGGGCAAGGACGACCGAAATAATGAATATCAGGCGGGATGACGTGGATTTAATCAATCAGTTAGTTACCTACAAAGTCAATAAAGGCAAAGCTCGTTATGTAAAGCGGGCAATACCTGACACCTACCTACATTTATGGGCTGAAATTATTGGGGAGTGTTCGGGCAATCAATATCTATTCGGGGATGGCTTGAAACCTGCCGACAAACCTATCAGAGTTGACCAAGTGAAAAGGCGTTGGGCGTTATGGGTTCAAAAGGGACTGGGTATAAAAGCCACATGGTACAGTTTGAAGCATCTGTACACCGACAATCTCGCTGCGATCTATGGTACTGCTATCCCTGCACATCTGAACGCTCACGATATAGCGATGACTGAACGGCATTATGCGGTCAACGAGGGTGAAAGGAAAAATGAGATATTGAAACGGGCAAATGTGAAATTCTAATTACGCCCGCTAAGACTAAAAAAACAATACAATAAAAATCAGTCAGTTACACTTATATCAAATAAATATTTGTTAGTCACATAAATATATAATAAGTTCCTGCGCCTACATGCACGCGGGTACTGACTATAATATATTATTACTATAATAGAGAGTATATATATCGTTTGTAAGGAAAGAGAGTAAAGAGAGAAAACCATTTACTTTTTTTTCGCAACATTTTTTTGTTTTGGTAGATGGCGATAAAAACTAATGCGTTTATCTAATCAGCCTAAAAACCGAAATTGGCAAATCGCATTCAACGCAATAACCCAAAATCAATTCTAACCCTATTCCTATCCCCTAAATTTCGATTATCTACCCTGCCCGTGTATGTTTATACCCCTGAAACGGAATTTACCGCCTTAAAATCGCAAAGAATGCATGTGCGTATTTCTCTTGAAGTATATTTTTTTCGCAATTAGAAAATTTATACCTTTGCAATTAGAAATAATTACAATATGGGTATCAAGGAACTCGGAACGCATATAGACGAAATAATCGCAATGATTGAAAACGGCAAAACGTATTCGAATATTTGTAAAAAGCATAAGTGTTGTCGAAGTACGTTGAATAGCCTTTTATCAAAGCCTGAACACTTCGCGCGTGCGTCTCAGGCTTACACAATGGCTGCTGATGCTGATGCTGATAGAGCTATTGAAGTTCTTGAAGATCCAAATATCGATATTCAGAGAGCAAGAGAGATAGCGCATCACTTGCGCTGGTCTGCAAAAATGAAGAATCGCAATAAGTTTGGTGATAAAATCGTCACACAGGGCGACCCTAATAATCCAATCCATACCGACAATACCCTAACCGTAATCTTCAAAGACCACGATACCCCGAAAAATGGAGATCGCATTTAAAAAGCTATATAAGCCCGTATTTACAAGCGAGGCACGGTATATCCATCTTTGGGGCGGTAGGTCTCGCGGTGCATCACACTTTGTTACTGATTACTTTCTGTTTATGATCATTCAGCCGCAATACTTTCGCGGCATGTTCCTACGGGCGATACTATCGGACGTAAGGTTATCGCTGTGGCGAGGATTTAAAGATCGGGTTAATTCGCTCGATGATGCAGGTCAGATCAAAGCTAAAGATTTCGCATTCAACGAAACAACGATGTCATGTACCTACCTGCCTACCGGCAATAACATTGAGTGCAAAGGATTTAAAAAGTCATCCGGAACACAATCAGCGAAGTTAAAATCGGTGGAAGGATTTACACATGTGGCTATTGAAGAAGCCGAAGAGGTCGATTATGATGATTTTAGCCAGCTCAATGAAACCCTGCGAACCGACAAAGTAAAGCACATCCAAATATTTCTGTTATTCAATCCGCCGGGTAAGAACCACTGGATAATGCGGAACTATTACAATCTTTCGCCATCAGATTTTACAGGGTGGTATAATGCCACTCCAAAGGATATGCCGGAGTTACTGAGTATCAAAAGTAACTACTTGGATAATGTGGCTAATTTGAATGAATCAACCATACAGTTATTCCGGAACTACGGCAATCCCGCCAGTCCCATGTATGATGCCGATAAGTATTACCGGAATGTACTTGGATTGGTATCTGAGGGTAAGAAAGGACGAATACTGCGCCGGTGCTGGCCAATCACGGTAAAACAGTTCGAAAATTATCCATATAATGAGTTTTACGGTCTTGACTTTGGTTATTCAACAGATCCCGTTGCATTGGTCATGCTAAAATACCACAATGGCAATCTGTATGGCCATGAAGTCATTTACAAGACGGGGCTTACCGATGACGACCTGATACGCGAGATGCGAAGGAATGGCATAACCGATCAGCACATTATTGCCGATTGTGCAGAGCCTAAGTCTATTGCCACATTACGCCGAGCTGGTTTTAACATCACCGAATCAGTAAAGGGCGCCGACAGCATTCTGAACGGTGTAAAATTCTTATTATCGCTAAATCTGTTTGTTACAGACGTATCTAAAAACTTCTGGTTTGAGATTGAGGAGTATAGCTGGGAGCTGGACGGCAATAAAGAACCGACAGACCGGCCGGAGGATAAACATAACCACTTAATTGATGCAACACGGTATGCATCAACGATAAAATGTCAGCGTGGTGAAGTGGCGCTATCACTCGGATTACCTGATGAGCCTGAGCAAAACATATTACCCGAATTTAAAAACCAGTCCTTTATCCCGCCTGAGCCACAGCCCGACCCGCCATCAAGATTTATGTTCATCACCCCGCAATTCAAGGATTAAAATAAAATTTGTTTTATATTCTCATAGTTCATATTTTTGCCTTCAAGTATAAATAATACACTTATGGCAAAGCAATTGACCAACGAACAGAAAGAGCAGAATTTTGTCCAAATGCTGCTTGAGGCACGGGAATACGCCGATAAAGAGCTGACCCACAATGAGGGGCTGCAAAATCGCCTCGTATTCGCTTTAAAGCGCATCATCGACTCGATCAATCACCAAAATCTTGTTCGCTCGGAATCTGAAAAGCAGTCAGGCGGTTCGGTTGCCGAGCAGCAATCGTACAAGATGACGCCTGATAATAATCACATCATGGGCATTCCGGTCAATTCAGCGCCTAAAATGGTGGCATCTGCAAAGCCAAGCGAGGAAGAACAGAAAGCGTTTAACGCAGAAGTTGAAGCTGCAAAAGCCGACTTCCTGACTATGCCTGCTGATGCAATAGCAGGTAAGTATGACCCGAAGATCATAAAGGGCGTGGCTAAGATGGCCGGTGTCGAAGTGACTGAAAAAACCGTCGCAACCCCTGAGTTTATCCAATCCGTAATTGATGCGTTGATCGTAGCCTAATGCAGTTTAAATTCCAAGATACCACCTACACATTCCCCGATAGCCTGAGCCAAATCAAGCTATCAGATCGCATCGCATTTTATAACCTGCATGGCAAGTTCCTCGATGACCTTGCTAAAAAAGTGCAGGAGATGAAAGATGTTGACGAAAAGGAAGCTGAGGCGTATGAGTGGAATTTACACAGCATTGCGAGGCATGTATCGTTCTATTCAGGCATCCCGCTTGAGTGCATCATGTCAGAGATGGATATTACTGATCTGCAATCCATGTTCTTCGCTGCGTGGGCTAATCTCAACGAGCAAGAACAGGTAGTTAATATTCGTGGCAGTTACGACTGGAATGGTTGCAAATGGGTAATCGCTTCACCGGTGGTAAGTCCTACAAGCAGATTCACGCTTGGGGAGTTCATATATGCAAAAGAAGTGGTACGCAATATGGAACAGGTCGCAAATGGCAAATGGGCATCATTACCGTTTCTCTGTGCCATATTCCTGCGCAAAGAAGGTGAGGCGTTTGATGAGCTATTTTGCGAGGAAGGTAGCGAGCGATTGCAACTGATGCAAGACTTACCGATGGATATTGCCATTGAGGTAGGTTTTTTTTTGAGCAGTTCAATGACTATTTGTACGAGCATTTCCCACTATTTAGATCAAAAGGAAAGCCGGGAGGATTACCCGTTGGAAAGCACTTTGAGCGATGGGGGTGGCTTACATTCCTAACCTACATTGCTGAAACACCGGCATTTGTACGGTATAACGGCAAAGATGCGATTGATAATGCTAAAGATGCACAGCTTTATAAAGTGCTCATTTATGCATCAGAACGGCAAGAGTGGAACGATTTAGTTAACGGGCATTTTGAAAAACAATCCAAGAAAAACCAATAAAAAAAGCAGCACATGCAATTTCAACTGAAATCGCCGGAAGGCATCAAACTAACAGACCGTCAGAGGCAATTACAAAGCAAGCTCAATCAGCAGTTCACGCAGGCGTCTATTGAGGTATTGAAAAACACACCTTCGGATATGGGTGAGACGTACCGGCAAAATGTGTGTTCACAGTTCATCGTGGCGATTGGACATGAAACTGAGATGTCTTGCGCCATCCCACTAGAGATGTATGAAGAAATCGTTACTGATGCATACCAATCGGCATTACAGCCCATTAGCCTGCGTAATCTCGGCTTTTTGATAAACGTACTCAGCCATCGTACTGCTGATGAGATGGGGCTACCGGTGCAGGGTTTCAGAACGAAACTTGCCGCCAAAGTCAAAGCCCTTACCGAAGACTGGACAAAGCAAGCAGGTGACGCTTGCAAGGATTTGGAATCCGAGTATCAGGGTTATATGGATATGCTTACCAAAGGCCAATCAAACCTGTTGCCGAAAGAATTGCAAGAGGCGATTGGCGCATAAGAATAAAAGTGTGGGTTAGAGCAGTGGTTAGCTCGCTGGCCTCATAAGTCAGAAGTCACAAGTTCGAATCTTGTACCCGCTACAATATAGTACATAATATGACCGGCGCCAACGAATTAGGATTATACAACTTGTTCCAAGCTATCTTAAATAGCTCAATGGTCATACAAGGCCGTTTCTTTCCGTTGCGGGATGGCAAAGACCTCAATACTACCAACTTCGGGCAACTTGAAAAAGACCCGATGACCGGTATTTTTGAAAATAAAAAGTATCCCTGCTGCGTGATGATGCCGCCTACTGAAAAAGAAAAGGTAGATGATCAGGGTTGGAGTGCCTACCAAATCACCATGTATTTTTTGACATTGAACGGTCAGACCGGAGATGGAGGTATCAAACAGCCGGATATGCAAACGCTTACATCTACGCAACCATTTCAGCAAGATTGGTCAGATATGAGGCAATGCGCCGGTCAGTTCCGGAAGATGATACGCCAAATCACCAATGGGAACGATACCAACGGCAATCGCATAATGAGCTACTTACAAGAGCATCCGAGACAGGTGGATATTTATCATCGGGTGACCAATGTAGGTGCTGATAATGCCAATGGCGTATGTCTGATATTTGAAATGCGAGTATTTAATGGCTATAACCTGACCTGCAACCAACCATTACCGGATTATCCAAATGGCGTACCGACCCCGACCATCAATTATATTCCAACAACATTAAGTCAGCAGTAATATGAAGCCACAAACTAAAGTAGAAGGGCATGTAAAAAATGCTGCACCAATAGGCAAGACACTCGCCAATCTGTCAAAGATGATGCCGAGTGAGCCACCTGTACAATGTCCGAACTGCTTTGAGCTTGTTCCGGTGGCTGAAATAAAGAAACATCTGCGTAACTGTGAAGTAGAATTCGATTGATGGGAAACAATCAACAATATATCGGACTTGCGATGCGCATACCTGATGAGATCAGGAGCCAGCGATTACTTGTTGACCCATCGCCGATAGACTTAGCCACTAATAGCCCGTTAGACCCCCATATGAATGTCCTTTATGTCATTTACGAGGAATATATGAGCTTTAATAAAGAGGACTTGGATATTGACTGTGGCCGGTGCAGAAGTAAAATACTTTGGTGGTTCAATGAGTTGAAACCGTATTTAATAGACCTTGAAAAAGAATATCAGTTGATCAATGGACTATCTGCATGAAGAAATATCAGTCATTAAAGACGCTTGTTCCATCTTGGATAAAGAGTTGGCTGATGAACTTGCAGATCAGGGTCACAGATTGACCGGTGCATTGGAAGCATCCATTAAAGGTACGGTTGTAGCCACCGGCAATGCAGTGATTGGAAGCACCACGATGCTTAATTATGGCAAATATGTGGAAAATGGCGTACCGGCATCAAGTATTCCATTTAGTCAGGGTTCAGGGGCGAAAAGTAGCAAATACATTGACGGGTTGACCCGGTTTTTCATATTGCGTGGATTGTCACCGAAAGAAGCCAAATCAGCGGCATTCGCAACGGCAAAAAAGCAAAAAAAAGAAGGCATGCCGACGCAAAATAGCTATTCATTCAGTCATAACGGATTCAGGACTAAATTTATTGAAAATAGCGAATCAGCAGCCCGAAAAAACCTTGATACCGTTGTTAAAACAGGCATTGACAACATTGTATTAACTGAATTTCACCAAACTAAAAGCGAAACAATATGATCGTTACATATGTTATTGACCCATTTTACAATACTATTCAGGCTGCATATCAGCCAATAGTCTATACTGTACAATGTACCGGTGTTCCTCCAATCGTTTATGGCGATCTGTATATCAACGATATTTACTACAAGACCATCAGTAGCACATCCCCGATAGCCATAGCGCCGGGAGGCTCATCATCTTTTTGGCTATTCGATTTGTCAGGACTGGCTCAAGAGTATTTACAAACCTTTATGCCGGACATTACAGCAGCGACTATTCAAAATGTGTTCACTACATGGGTATATCTATCAGGTGTTGGCTCACCCGATGGAATGCTAAAATGCTCAGTTTCATTTCGTAGTGCAACAGTAGATAGTTATGGAGTGATCACACCGGAAGGGCCTGTACCGGTTCAGGCCACTGTTGACAGTCCCGCAGTACCCGGAGTTCAATATTATGTGACCAATAATTTCTACATCGTCAATTCAGCATTGAACTGGAATAGCGATTTGTCAGTGTTCCAAACCATGTTAGCGAGCTTAAAGGTTACGTCAATTACCGGTACATTTCCGGCCGGCACTACGTTTGATAATTCATGGAATGTATTCCCGTTGTCGAAAGCGCCGAACAATGACCAATTAGGTATAGGAACATGCGTTTATCAGTCTGATTACGGGTTATTCCCGATTATTACCGGATTAATATCCAGTCCTACGGATATGCAGTTGGTGGCCTACCTGTATGATATAAGTGGAAATCTTATTCATACTTCATCTACCGGCTTAGACCTTATATTGTCATCATTTCAAATCAACTATTTACCGACCGGATGGCAGAATCTGTTAGCATTGGATAGTGGTCTTTCTGCTTATGCTCAGACCTGCGCCAGCTACTTTGTTGCATTACAGTATCATGGTACATCAATGGGCGTGCCATTTACTAAAATAACTTTTGCGACACCAAGATATTACCTTAAAAAGACTGTTATCCATGCGCATATGTGGTTCAGAAATCAGTTTGGAGAATTGGATGCGCTGAATTTTATAGAACGTGACGAAACTACGAAGGCCAGTAGCTCACCAATTGAGACCCCGCATAGCCCTTTCCAATTCAGCACCATGTACATGACCGGTCACGGTAATTTACTGCGGACAATCGCAGCTAAAGGCCGCACCACTGTACGCAGCTTCGAAGCCAATACCATCACCGATACTTTTGATGAATCTCATTTGGAACAGGTTAAACAATTGCTTGAATCCACATTTGTGGCCATAGAATCACCCAACCCGCAGAATATTGGCAGTGTTTACCCAACACCCACAATATTAATTCCGGTAGTGGTAGTGGATAGTGAGATAACTACACAGAAATGGGATGACAGGTATTTATATTTTGTAACACTTAAATATATCATGTCCAATGAGCGCATTGTTGTCCGTAATTAAATCCTGTTCGATAGTTGGCGTGGTAGTGGCATTATTTATGCTCAAGACTATCATACATGATATTTGCCTAACCATAAATGAGCATGAATGATGTGTATTGTGGCGATCATATTCTTTGCCATCGTGACACTTTTAAGAAAGGTATTAAAAAATTAGCATTATGCCAATTACACAGAACTTACAGGTAAATATCAATCAGCAACCGTTGGACATTGGTAATTTGTCCGACCTCGCATTAAAAATATCTTGGGCATTGGAAGACCCTGAATCGTTTGAAAATAAGCAGGCTTCCATGTCTTTCGGAGTAAAAGTACCTGCAACGAATAATAATGCCAAAATACTCAATACAGCACATGATGTGAGCGTTGAGGATATGACGGCAGGGTATATCTTCGAGGGTGAACTACCTGCATGCTCAATTATCGTCAATGGCGTTGAGATATTGACCGGCAAAGCAGTGTTAAAAGGTGCAGGTCATACCCGACAGCCTGAATTTTACGAATTGGATTTGTATGGTCAAAATGGCGACTGGGTGACAGAGGCGGACGATTATACGCTATGGGATTGCCTGAGTACTACCCCGCATAACTTCACCGTTGCCAATGTTATATCTTCATGGTCGAATTATGGCACGTCAGAAACAAATGATTATGTTTATGCACCGGTACGATACCGGCAACCATTTGCATATTATACCACTGTTGTAAATCAGGAAAATGCTCAGGGAGTAGCCCAACCCAATATCGGCACATTGGTAGGCAATGACGATACCTGCACAGTTTACCATCTGAGGCCATCCCTCAGCATTTATTTCATTCTATACCGGTTCTTTCGGGCATTGGGGTATAGTATCAATTCCAATTTCTTCAATACGCCTTATTTCAGAGGATTGGTATTACTTTGGACATGGGGCGATTTTTACGACATCAACAGTAATTTAAGCAATGCCATCGGATTTAAGGCAGGTGGTAACTTGCCGACAGATGCACCGCCAGCATCCGGCTATCCTACCGTTCAGTTTTGGTCGGGCAATACGTCGGGCGAGGAGTTATCATATGGTATAACTCCCGGTTCGTCTATTTGGATTGGATCAACAGACAATGGACTTGATCCATTTACCACTGAGCCAGCTCCAACAGGCGGTTTGTATGTGTACACTTCCAATGCCGTTACCACAAATAACCGCTTTGACCTTAACAATTTCATTGCACCTGTTGGGTTTAACTATCTTGGACTTACCTCATTCGATGATAGCTCAGGGACGGTAATATTTACCTACAATCCTCCCGCCGGCATATCCACATTTGCCAACAATATAAATATCAACTTCTCGTTACAACTGTATTGCACCATAACGGGTACTGCGGGCGTAAACGCTTGTATAGGCATAGAGATAACGCACATATTCGCATCGGGTGCAACTACGACCGTAAATACTTATAATATCTTGCCATCAGGGGGTAACCTTATAGGGGAAGACCAATTTCCCACCACATCAAGTAAATATCCGGTAGAGCCTGCTGTGTATAATTTCACAGTCGGGCCGGTTAGCATAGGCGATACCCTTAAATTCAGAATTCGCTGTCTTGCACAATTCGGAGGTGGCGCAACATTCCATGTCTATCAAGCAGGTTTTTTCCGTCAGGATGCGCCAAATGTATCGGGTTCAAGTCCGGCGGTATGGGCACCGGCATATTCATTTTTAACGATGACGGGCTTCGAGGTGGCACTCGGTCAGGCTGTTAACTTTCAATGGTATGATAAGTTCCGTTCTTACAAGACGATGGATTTGCTCAGGGGGCTTGTTGACCTGTTCAATTTGTCCATATCAACAGACCCCATTGCCCGAACTGTAACCATTGAGCCAACGCATGCCTATGCGCTACCCGATGGTAGTGGTACTATGCAGAATGGATATTATTCCAATAACCGCTTAGATTGGACGGCAAAACAGGACATCAACCAAATCAATAACATTCAGCTATACGGCGATAGTGAGCGACAATATGACTTTTCATTCAATCAGGATGGTTCTGACGGCGGTTCAAATATTTGGGCTGCTCGGTACATGGCTATTTATCTTAACAATAAAAAGTCAACGCCATTCAACAGCATCAATATGTCCAACAATGACAATACCGTCAATCAGGGCATACCCGGTGCAGCGAGATACCTATTGCCGTCTCGCTTTCGGAAAGGCGTAAGAACAATGGTTAACCGGTTCTTTTCGGCTACCATGCAATATTTACATTCAAGTTGGGCAAATATTGCAGTAAATAACTGGGGCGCAAGTAATCCGATAGCGCCACAATTACCCTGCATCATTCCCGAAAATGTCAGCGATACATCAGCCGGTTCAATTACCGATACTTTCGAGCCTAAGATTGCATTTTATGCCGGACTGCAATCCCCTGAAAAAGTTGGCGGTTGGCGGTTCGTTGGTGACCCGTTAAATCCATATATTGACGGCGGTACACCTAATTCATTAGGATTTAGCCTGCCTTACCTGTTTACTGTGGACTATACCGGATGGGTGGCTGCTAATGCTGCAAGTACGGGCGTTCCTTCACCGGTACTTACCTACTGTGATCAGAACGTTGGTGGCAGTCAGGTAAAAGGATTGTTCAATACCTTCTTTTTAAAGCGGTTCGCCATTATGCGTAATGGCAAAAGGTACATGCCGTTTATGAGGCTAAACCTCGGAGACATCACGGACTGGGAGCATCAGAACAGAATAATTATCAACGGAAACACATATTTTTTAACAGGAATCAGTAACTTTGACCCATTATCGGATGGTTCATGTCAATGCACTTTTTGGAAGGAATGTTTTCCCGAAGCAATCGACCAACAGAACACATTCCCTTCCACCGATAGCATTATAGATTACGCTCCTATCCTTGCCCAGTTCGATCTGCGTTATGCGCGGGTATTACTTTATCAATCAGACATGCCACAAATCGTATAAAAAATGGAAGACAAAACATTATTCGAAGTAATCATCGAAGCCAAGACAAAGAAAAATGATACACCATTTTTCGTAACGGTATATGTGGTAACTGACACAGAGGAGTCGGCCATTGCTAAGTCCAAGAAAAAAGTAACGGGTTCATATGGACAGTGGCTTTATAACATCAAAACTAAATCATTGCAAATAATGGCTTCAACATTTCATGAGCCATCAACCTACACCCATTTAATTATCGCTTAACATGGCAGACAATACAGTTGAATTAGTATATGACATCCGGTCAACAGGCACACAGGACACAATAAAAGGTCTCACTACCATAAATGAACTTTTCAGAGAGATCAAAGCGAGCAAGCAAGCTCTTGGGGATGCCGGAATAAGTCAAACTATTGATATTAAAGGCGTAGATAAGGTAAATTCAGGGTTCAAGTCATTAATTGCAAGCAATAAGCAACTGAATGAATCCCTAAAAAGCATGATCGGGCAATTAACCCAATTGGGGCAGATTGGGCAGTCTATTGTTGAGCGCATGAACAGGTCATTTGATGGGATGAATAAAAATTCTGTTCAGACTGCACAATCATTCAGAAATGTAACTGCTGCATTGGCTGGCGCCGGATTAAGTGTTGAAAATTACACCGAAAATATATCGCAACTTGCTAATAGGCTTGCCTATATGCGAGGCGATCTAGAAGCTACCAATGCTCAACTAAAAAATATAGAAGTTCAATTTGCAGCCGGTAAAATATCAGGGCAACAATATGATGAACAGATTGAAAAATTGACCGTTAGGCAATCTCAATTAAAAACGTCCATCAATGAGGTTTCATCGGCTATGATAACGATGAATAAGCTCTATAACCCTGCATTAATTGAGGAAGAAACAGCGGCGCAGCAAGCGGGTAATGTAGAGCTAAGGACTAAAAATGAATTGCTGAAAAATGAAGCTATTGCTAATGGTGCAGCCGAGGGCAGTATGCAGCAGTTAGCGGCCCAGTTGAATATTCTTAAAATTCAGTACCGGCAATTATCGGAGGAAATGCGCGAAAGCCCATTGGGTAAACAAATGTTGACTGAAATTCAGGAAACAGATACCCAAATAAAGCGATTGGATGCAACTATCGGTAATGCTCAAAGGAATGTCGGGGCTTACGGAAGTGCATGGGGTCAAATGGGCAATATAGTTGAGCGCATGGGGTTGCGCATGCTTGCTAATCTGCTGATATTCCAGGCCGTCATTGAGCTGGTGCAGGAAGTTACTACACTTTACCAAAACTTTGAACGTAACGCGAATGTAGCCGATACTGTGAGGGAGGAAATGGCTAAGACAATGGCTAACAACTTCTCGGAGGAAGCGGCAACTGTTGGAGCGTTAAAGGATGAATTTGAGAGTCTGACAGCTACCGAATACGACCGTCAGCAAGTAGTTGACGAGCTGAACAGTAAGTATGAGAAACAGATAGGACACCTGAATGGTATAAATGACGCCGAGGCGTTTTTCCGTGACAAATCGGCTGCTTTTATTCAAGCGTTAGATCTTCGCGCTAAGGCGGCAGCAGCCTTAAACCTTGTTGTCAAGGAGTATCAAACGCAAATGGAGCAACAATCTGATCCTGAAAAGAATTTGGATTGGTTTAAAAAGATAGGCGTTGTTGCAAAGACGGGGATAGACGCTCTCGGCAATATGCAAGCCGGTCAAAGCACAAACCTCGGAGATCAGTACGATTTTAATAAGATAATAGCGGCCGCAAATTCCGCTGATAAAGAATTGGGCGCATCATACAAACGTCAATCTGCGTATCAAAAGCTATTGCAGGAAGCGACGGAGCAAGCCAACGCTATCGACAAAAAAAACGGCTTCAAGACCAATGCCGACGAGGGTAAAGAAAAGGCGAAAAAAGAACACGATTATACCAACGCTCGCTTAGAAGCTCAAAAGAAACTTACCGAATTTACCGCCAAAGAGACCGAGGAACAGATACGGATTCAAATGGATGGGCAAAAGCAGGTGTATGATGACCAAAATCAGACATTGCTGCGTAGGTTGGTGGCGTTTTCTGACTATACGAACAACATGCAGAAACTTGCCAAAGTGCAGGCTGATGCAGAAATAAAGGTAGTTCAGGATAAGTTGGATAAAATCGCCGAATTAAAGAAAAGAAAGCCATCCGGATTAACTACTGAGGAACATACCTTACTGCTCAATGAGGATGCTCTTAATGCCGAAAAAGGGTATTTGCAGACCAAATATCAGGAAACGAGCGCAGGTATTACAAGGCAGTCCGGCGCCGGTATCGCCTCAATGATAAAAACAGACCTGCAAGCCCAATTAAGAGATTTGTCGGATGATGCTACCCAAAAAATTACCGATATTGAAAATAAGGCTCTTGCGGCTCAACAAAAACTCGGATTGTCGCCTGTTGATGCTAAAAAATCGGCTCAATTAGACCGGAATACATCCATTTCCGAGGATAGAGCCAATTTGTCATCAACCGCATCGCAAAGGGAAGCTATACAAGGCAGATTGGATATTTTAAAAGGGATGCAATCGACAAATCCCGCTAACATATCAGAGGAAAAGGAATTGCAGTCTCAATTGGTGGCTATCGACAAAAAAGCAGCCGATGAACGTGTTAAACTCAATGCCGATGTAAAAAGCGACAAATTAGCCCAACAACAGCAAGAAAAAGAGGTTAACAAGGCTATTGCCGATGCTTCAATCGAGGTGTTTCAGGGCGTTACATCTGCCTATATTCAAGGCATTCAGGAGCAAATGGACTATAAAAACCGCCAAATGCAACTTGAAATGCAATGGAATAAAAAGGTAACTGATAGTCTTGCCCAGTCAAAACGCGAGCAAGAGAATAACGATAAGCGGTACATGGTTGAGCAACAGGCTATGGAACGTGAGCAGATGATTCAAAAGCGTAAACTTGCAGAGGCTCAGATGGGAATTGATTACGCAACAGGCGTTATGAAGATTTGGGCGCATGCCGGCGCGAATCAGGTTATTGCCGGTATAGAAACGGCTGCATTAACTGCTATTTATGGTGCAAAGCTGGCTATGGTGCAAGGGCAATCATTTGCTCAGGGTGGTGAAGTACCAACAGGTTCGGGCGGCATGATCGGAGGGAAATCTCACGCTCAGGGCGGCTCAAAGTTCGCTTTCGGCGGGCGCATGCACGAAGCTGAGGCAGGGGAAATGTCCATCATTAATAAACGCTCAACGGCGAGCAGTTCGGTATTGTCGGTTGTAGGCACACCCAAGCAGATCGGAAGCGCCATTAATGCCTATGGTGGTGGCGTACACTTTGCGCCGGGCGCAAGAGTGCGTAAACTTGCTTATGGTGGTGATTTGGGCGCATCGGTTCAACCGCCATCATTTATAAGCGATATGTATTTAAACAAGGCTTTTGGTGGTGGCAATACTGAGGCAATCAATAGCATGATGCAAACCTTACAATCTCATTCTGATGCGTTGGCTCGCATGGATAAAATTCAAGTAGTCCTAAACCCTCACGAAGTGATTAACTACCAAAAAAGCTATCAGAAATCGGTAAAAATGGGGCAAATATGATTGAAATAAAAGGTGAAAAACTGAAAAGATTGGATGATACACTGCTTGAAATGGCGCTGACACGTTTTGAGGATTTTTGCAAGCTGACTAATATAGACAAAGTGCAGGCGTTTGTTTGCCTTGAAAAAAGAAAAGGGAAAAGCCTACGACAAATAGGCAATTCCCTCGGACTATCTAAAACGGCGATTGAAAACCGTTGTAAAAAATGCGATTCTAACTTGATGTTACCGAGAATGTAGCGGTAACGCTCACCCCTGAATAAGTATAGGTTATTACCGTTGTACCGGTTGCGACTGCTGTTACAACTCCGGTAGTTGAATTGATCGTAGCAACTGACGTTGTAGCCGATGACCATGTACCACCTGCAACACTTGCCCCAAGCGTAACACCCTTACCAACCGCAGCAGTAAGAACGCCGGTAATTACTAATGCGATATAGGCACCGCTTATTAGAGGATTTGCCACATACACAGCAGCAGTTTTCAAATTACCACCGCATGTAGGGCATTGCACGTTTACCGATGCGCCTCCATTGATTACCATACTCACCCAACCGGTAGGACTGCCAGATACCACACATTGCGGGCAATTATTGCTCAATCCGAGATTGGATTGCCATGCTGATATTGCATTGGCGAGCGTGGTACTGCCTCCCTGATCAAGTGCCACATCGTTGAGATTGGCTATTTTAAGATTACCGTAATTATAAGTTGCAGACATAGAAATTCTTTTTTGCAAATGTAGGGCAATAATACAAATTATAAAAAAGTGTCTTAATCATTAGGACATATAATTGACTATTTGGCAATTTAATTAGCAAAAAGAGCAAACCTTTGTGGTATGAAATATCCGGTATTCAATTATTCGAGCAAACAAACCACTGATGACACATTAGATGTGTTCATTGATGGCGATATAGTTGATGCGAGTACCGAGCAGTTTTACAGGGATTATTTCGGCGATGATACATCTACTAGTTATAAGACCCTGCGCGATTCCATCCTTTCATCCAATTGCAACAATATTAATGTTCATATAAATTCCGGTGGCGGGCAAGTAGCTGACGCATTGGCGATGCATGACTTTATAGTCGAACAGAAGGCGAAAGGCCGAAACATTAGTACCTACGGAAAAGGCATTGTTGCAAGCGCGGCTACTTATCCGCTAATGGCTGGAGGTTCAAACAGTCACATCAGCAAGAACGCATTTTTTATGATTCATAACGTATCTGGGCAAGCCTACGGTACAGTTGATGAGATAGAAACAACAGCCCGCATGATGCGCAAGATGAACAATTGCATCCGCGATTGTTATGCTAATGCAACCGGCAAAGATGCCAGCGAGATCGCAGAAATGATGAATGATGAAACGTGGATGACCGGTGAGGAAGCCTGCGCCAATGGCTTTGTAAAGAACTGTGACGGCACCGACAACGCAATAACCAATAGCATACCTAAAGAAAAGTGGATTTATAAAAATACCACCATCCTCAATCAGATAAATAATTCTATTCCAAAACAAAACGAACCATTGAATATGGATAATATCAAAGAAGCCGTAACCAACGGTATCAAATCAGCTTTCGAGAAATTGGGCTTTACCAATGCTGACAAAACTGTCAAGATAAGTGATGTGCAAAATGCCATCGTAGAGGCAATGTCCGGGGTATTGGAAACGGAGGTAAAAAATACCATCGTTGAGACCCTGAACGCAGCCATTACCGGCGATTCATTCAAGGAATTGGTTGCCAACGCAATAAATGCTAAGGTAGCTGAGGCAACTGAAAATGTTGCTACCAAAGACGAATTGAATGCGCTCAAAGATGCGATCGCAGACAAAATAGCAACACCTGCCAAGCCTACCAATGTGACATTACCCGGCGGCGAAGGTGACGAAAAAGACCCTGCAAAAAAACGGCTGAACAAGATTAAAAATGCCGTTGAAACAGGCGGTATCACCATTCAGGGAATGGACTAAAAACATCTGAAACCTTAATCATTAACAATAAAACTATAAAAAAATGCCAAATACATTCAATTCAGGCTCAGGAATCGTTGGAAATCCGGCGATAGGCTCTAACGGCCTCGATAATCTTTTGGGTGGCTTACCCGGCTTAGGATATACCGCTTCGGTTTCTGTGGTTTATACCGCAGGTTCAACCAATACCCTTGTCATAACCGATAATACGACTTACGGGTCTTATACCGGTACATCTGACGGATTGGCAGCCATGAACGTAAACGTAACCGATGACGAAGGTCGTCAGGTTGTTGGTCAAACAACTACTACCGGCTCAGGTGGTGCGCTGACCATCAGCACATCAACGCTTGATTTCACCGAAACAGGCGTAATCGTAAAAGTATCGATCGTGACAACCGAAGGCTTGCACTTCGAAGGTTCTTCTTTACCGATACTGGCAGCCGGAACGTATGCAATTACGAACTGGAAAACATCACTCGGATAATCCACAGCCCCTATAAACTTTATTAAAAACCTGTAAATCTTAAAATAATGAATATTCAGACCGAACCAAAGATGAACTATCCTCGGATAGTGTTCAACCCAAATCAGTTTTTCGAGCTGATTTTGCAACCGGTGATAAGTGATGTCGTTGGCGCCAGTGCTGACGCTAAAGATATGGGCGGTTATGCCGCAGCTTTGAAGGATTTCCGCATTGTGGACAATGTGTCGTTGGCGCGTGGGAAGGCAATCGGCGATCTGTTCATGTCCAGCTCACCTTTGCAACGAAAAGATCGTTCATGTAACACGAATTGGACAAACCTCGGTACTACCGATACACGAAGGCTGACAATTGCAGAATTGTACGCTGCGACAATGATCTGTGGCGAATCGTTTTTTGATGGCGATTTCAGGGACTACCGCAATGACTTGCCTATGTTCTTGGACATCGTTTCAACGTACATCCGAAAGAATGCGTTTAAAGACGTATTCGTAAACACATGGTTTGGCGATACCACTCGCCTTGATGACTATGTGTCTGACGGTATCATACAACCATTGAAGTGGAACAGCTTTGATGGTGTGATCAAAAAGATTGCCTACTATGCAAGTTCTGCATGTAACGGGCAATTGTATCAGATCCCATCGGGACAACTGAACCCCGGCGGTTATATCCCGTCAACATCTACCGGCATCCTTTCAGGCTCTCAGGCATGGACAGTTTTGAACAACATGTATTATGCACAGAATGCCTTGATGAAGGGTGTTGATGATACGCAGAAAAGGTTCTATGTGAACAAGGATTTGGCAGCAGCATACGCTGACTACCTGACCGGTTCCGGAACTTCAACAGTTGATACCATCCGCTACATTCAAGGCGGTGTACCAGTGTACAGCTTCAAGGGGATAGATTTGGTGATCAATCCTTTCTTCGATGCTGTTCTGTACAAACTGAACAAGGTGTCATCTACCTGTACTCCGGCCAACCTTGCTATCCTGACATTGCAGGACAACTTCATCTTCGGTTTCGATAAGACTTACGGAGGTGGGCCACTCAATGATATGACATTCGAATTCTACTGGGATTATCACGATCGCAAGTGGAAGTATCGTATGGACTTGACGGCAGGTGTCGAAATTACTGCACCTCAGCACGTTGTATATGCTTCAACACAAATCTCTACTTACGCTTAATGCGTAGGTAGGGGTTTCCCTATAAACATTATTTGAAACTATTCAAACTTTAACCAATGACTTGTATTCAGTTAACACACTTATACTTTGGATGCGGTAGTAACACCGGCGGTATCACCCGCTTTTGGTTGTTCGACCCCCAAGACATCACTTTTACTCAGGCATCTGCCACAACCGGTATTCCTTATCCCCCTTACACGGCTATTGCCCTTGTATCGGGTGCGCCAACAGGTGCAGGTCTGAGCAGGTTTGACATTGTGCCGGGTAGCGGTGAATTAAAAACGAGCCAGTCTGCAAGCAAGATGACCAACATTTGGAATTTCGATGTATCGGGTGAATGTGCAGTAATGAGCAATTCGATGGTCAACGCTCTTGTAAATGCCGGAACCGGCGTAAGCGGTTACGGTGTCGGTGTTATCGTTGAGGACAACAACGGTAATATATGGGTAATGGGTGAACTGTTTATCGGTACAGCGCAATTGAGCAAAATCTTTAAGATGATGCTTGATGGTACTGAACTGGCAACAGGTAAGGACTACGGAGACTACAATGGCGCTACGGTGTCATTGAAAGGCAAGTACGTTCGTCCGGCCATCCAGTACACAGGTACACTTGCATCAGTTCAATCATTAGAGGTATAATGAATCAACCCATTGAAATAAAACAGGAATATAAGTCCACTTGTGTTGCATTCGGCGCAAGTGGACTTCCTCTTGGACAAAGGTCGCAGGATGACCTTGCTGATCTTGCGGAGATGGCTCAATACAACAAAGACCTTGAACGCTTTTTTGTCACAGTACCCGATAGGCAATATTTGGACGAATACAAAAAGAACAAGGTTATGCAAGCCACGCAACCGGTTATAACGCCTGAGGCGGAACAAGTGCAAGAAAGCCCGAAGACAGACGAAACTACACCGGATGAATCAACAATAAACCCGACAGCACATGAAGGGTAAAATCAGCATTATCTATGGCAAAGGCGGTATCAAAAAGAAGTTCCAGCACCAACACAAAGGCCGAAACTCAAGAAAAAGAATTAGCGGTATCTAATAGCATCAAACTCGATGCGCAGAACCCTATTCCTATTGAATACAACAGCAACATCTTTGTTGATTTAAAAGGTAAGCGTTACGTTCCATTCCTATCCCCTCGCGATAATTTCGCTCAAATACTTATCGAGGCTGCAACTTTAAGCAATACCAATTCTGCTTGTATCAATTCCATTGCCCGTTATGTGACCGGCGCAGGATGGTACAGCAAAAAGGGTGTTGATGATAAATTATTGACCGGTTGGGCTGCAAGGGTGAACCGTAAAGGTGATTCACTTAACCAAACATTAGAGGCAATAGTAAAGTCGTATAAGACGACAGGAAATGCTTACATTCATGTAATGCGGGGTGGTATTGCCGGCCGCAAGTTTGTAAGGGTTATGAATCGCAATGTAATGGATTGCCGGTTATCATTCCCCGATGACGACAATATCTGTACATCGGTTTATATATCTGAATACTTTAGAAAGCTTGGTATCTTCAATAAGCAACAACTTTTGACTGAACAATATCCTATTTATAGCCCGAATCCATTTGATAATACATGGTGGCCGGACGATAAAGGATTTGAGCATACAATATTCCATATCAAAAATGATTCTACCGGCTATAACTATTACGGTATGCCGGAGAATATCGGCTGTTTGCCTCAGCAGATACTTGAATACAAAAATGCCCGATACAACATGGATATGTTCGATAACAAATGGGTTATCGGAGGCATTGTAGTGGTAAAAGATGCATTGAGCGATTTAGAGGCTCAAAAACTTGGCCAATCGTTGATATATCAGCATACCGGAGACGGAAGGCAGGGACGATTTATCATCATGGCCAGCAAGACCGGACTTGATAAAGATGTTGAAATAAAGGAATTCAATACCCAAAAAGAAGGCTCATTCATCGAATTCGACCAACACGTTGAAGAAAAGATTTATGTCGCTAACAATTGGAATAAATTATTACTTGGAGGCTCTGAAAGAAAGGGTATAGGTCAGGGCAATTCTGCTTATCTGCGGTCTGTTTACGATATGGCTAATGCCTCGGTAATAGAACCGATGCAACAAATGCTGTTAGAGAAATTTTTGAACCCCCTACTAATGATTTGCGATGAATGGATGGGTACAAAATGGAGTACCTATGAAATAGGGTTAAAAACAATCAATCCTCTTTCGTTCCTCGGTGATATTAATGTGAATAGCATTATAACTGTAAATGAAGCGAGGCAAATAGCCGGATTAGAACCGATGGAAGATGAATCGATTGGCAAGCAGATAGTTGGCAATGTGAATACACGAAGTCAAGAAAAAGCAGTAACCACTAAAAACGAACCGGATAATGTACAGGATTAACTACACCCCTACGCCGGTATTGATAACAGTGGATGAAGTATTGACACTGGCTCCGATAGACCAAAACGCAGATATACGTTATCTCAAATCTTCTATTCTGATTGCGGAACAGCGGTTTGTTATGCCGGTGCTTGGTTCTGTAATGTATCAAGACCTTGTTTCTCAAAAAAATGTTCAGGTAACATCCGGTAATCAATCTTCATTACTTACAAGCATCAACGCCTCACTTGCCCAATACGGTAAAAACCCGATTACTTTGGCAGAATTGCCCGTTGGAACTTGGGTTAATGCGATCGAGCAGACAAATACCACAAATGGCAATTATGCGCAGTTGTGGACATCTTATCTGTGGCAGGTGTGCGCCGAGTGTGTAACGATGATGTCTCTACCTCATACATGGGCGCGTTCAAATGCTCAGGGTGTGCAAAATAATAATCCTAAGACGTTGGGATCTGATGGTCAAGGTTCGGCATCGGTAAGTCGGAAGGATATGGAATTTCTGATCAATGACTTTTTACAGTCTCGGATTAACCCATTGATAGCAGCTATGCAGCTTTGGATTTGTCAAACAGGTGGGTTTACAAAGTTCAGCGGTAACTGTAATCATATTATGGGTCTTGACAGAAAGCAGATCGGCGGTATCGTTATGGGAATCTATAAAGATTACAACCCGAATGGCGCTGACCTGTGGATGATTGGCAACCGGTATGGAGGTGCGAATTCTGTACTTGAATACTTTGATTGCAATTGCGACAACAATAATTACAATAATGAGTAAACAATTTTTATAACCAATAAACCCAAAAAAAAATGAAAAAGTTAGCTTTAATTCTGTTGGTAGCCTTAAGCTCCATTCTGTCATTTTCTGCATCGGCTCAGACCTGCAATTATGACCCGATCTCAATGCGTAACCAGCGTTACGATGATAGTTGTAACATGGTGTCATGGTTTCAAGCCAATACCACATTCAGCCCGCTATTACAGACCTTAAAAGAGGTGACAACGGCTCACGCTTATACGGTGGCGGGCAAACCGATCATCTACAACGGCTCAACCAACAAGGACACTATTACGCTCAATAATTCTGCGTACAGTGCCGGTTACCGCTTCACTATTATCAATACCAATTCCGGTAACGATACCACTTACCTGATACCTACATCCGGACGATTTGATTCTGTTTCAGTAAAAGTATGGGGTACTGCGCCATACAGGGCAAGAGAAATCTATTTTGACGGAACAAACTATTGGTCTATCTCTCAACAATAATATTTAGGATAATATGCGATGCCGATTTTGCATAGTGCTGATGATGATTATGGGCTGTTCTATTCTTGGAACGGCTCAGTCATCTACTTTTAACGCTCAATTGGATGCGTTCCAGCAATCCGTTAATTGGATGTTTTTGTATTCCGGAAGTAAGAATACTTACAACCCCAATAATGAACAGGTGCAATTTTCGAACGTCATAACGCTATTTGAAAGCGCTTATGATACCGCCGCAGCTAATATCCATATTATTGACAGCACATTATTAGTTCAGCTCACCGACACCGCATCGGTATTACGTTCCAATATCAACTTAGAACAGGCATTACTTACGGGCGATTCATCAGACCAACAGATTAAAATGGTCGGCAATCTTACAAGTCCTACGGTGGTAGGATTGGTCAATGCTGCATCAATGGTATTGTATAACACTTCGGGCATAGGTGGTATAGGTATGCATCAGGATGCGGGTATCAACAACGCTGGTCAATTGAACATAGGCTACGGAACGAATCAAACCAACGTTTGGTCATACCCTGCCAATGCAGGCGCAACCTATAATGATACCTTACCTAACAAATCAGGAACTATCGCCATGAAGTCGGATATACCATCACTCACGGGATATGCGACAACAACGGCATTAACTGATAGCGTGCAAGGGCGTGTTAAATACAGCGATTCTGGCACAGTCTATGCCACCAATTACCAACTTGCCGATACATCAGCCATATTGCGGGGCATTATACCAACTACCTATGTAGGCACACTTACAACAGGTTGGGGTCTAACAGGTACGGTTGCAGGTCACTCGCAGACGATTCGGGCTGATTCTGGCTATGTTATCCCACAGAATGACACATCTATAAATATTGCGACACGGGCGTATGTGAATAGTCATAGCAGTACAACAGTAACGCAAGGGAGTGGAATATTGGTCACAGGCTCAGCAGGGTCGTACACGGTTCAAATAGATACAGGTAGAATACCCACATTTTACGACACTACTGCTATTGGAGGGTCGGGGTCTAACTACTTACTTACATCATCAAACGTTGCACAGAATTACGCTAAAATAGGGGGTAATCAGTTAGGTGCGGGCTTCGCATTAGGCACTAAAGACAGGTACTCGGATAGTATTTTAACCTCAAAAAACACAAAAAAGACATTAGGATTAGT